CAACAACTGAGTATTGGTCAGCATTGAACAACAATGTATGGAATGGTTCTGGATTTACTCAAGCAGCTGCCGGCGCAATTGGTTCTGCAGGAGATGGATTCTACAACACACAAGGTGGTTGGTTCCAAACATTAGGTACTAAACTTCAAAAAGTATCTAACAAAATTCACCAAAAAACATTGCGTGGTGGTGCTAACTTCTTAGTAACTAGTCCAGCTGTTGCAACTATCCTTGAGTCTATCCCAGGATTTGCTGCTGACACTGATGGTAACAAAATGGAATTTGCGGCAGGTGTACAAAAAATTGGTTCAATCAATAACCGTTACACTGTATACAAAAACCCATACATGATGGAAAATGTTATTTTAATGGGCTTCAGAGGAGCTCAGTTCCTTGAAACAGGTGCTGTATTTAGTCCTTATATTCCATTAATCATGACTCCATTAGTATACGATCCAGTTAACTTCACTCCACGTAAAGGTGTTATGACACGTTACGCGAAGAAAGTAGTTCGTCCAGAATTCTACGGAAAAGTATACGTTCATGGTCTTAACACTCTTTAATAGTTAATTTGATTTAATCAATTAAACAATTAATTAGTTAAGGTAATAAGAGAGGGTGGCTTCGGTCACCCTTTCTTACTGTATGAATATTTATATAAAAGAAAAGATATATGGCAAATTATATAACATATGAAATGTTTGCAACAATTCGTTATAAAGGACGTCTTATCGACGTATTGGATAGAATTCGAGCTATTAAATTGGTTTTAATGGTACATATCGAAAAAGATTTAGGTCCAGATAGAGAATTGATTAAACTTAAAGTAATGACTCCATACGCACCGAAAGAAACATTTACGACAATTAGAAATACATGTGTTTCGGAAATCGAGGAATTACTAGATATGACATTACAATTAAATACTTTAACAAAAGTTTCAAATTAACAAAGGTTATTTTTATGGCTACACCAAATCGGGAGAAAACTCCACCAAAAAGTGATATTAAATTTTCAATTACACTGTCAGACGAACAAAAACAAGCAAAAGCAAAAATTATAGAAACTCCATTTAATTTTGTATTAGGCAAAGCTGGATCAGGAAAAACATTATTAGCAGTACAAATTGCATTGGATATGTTTTTTAAAAGACAAATCAATAAAATTATTATAACTAGACCAACCGTATCAAATGAAGATAACGGATTTTTGCCGGGATCGTTGGCAGAAAAAATGGATCCATGGTTAGTGCCATTACGTAGCAATATGCGTAAAGTTTATAATAAACCAGAAATTTTAGATAAAATGGAAAAGGAAGAAAATATTGAATTAGTTTCTTTAGCTCACTTCCGCGGGCGCACCTTTGATCATGCAATTTGTATTGTAGATGAATTTCAAAATTTAACAAAACAACAACTTCAAATGGTTTTATCTCGTTTAGGAAAAGATAGTATCATGATTTTAACAGGCGATCGTTATCAAGTAGATTTAAAATTTAATAATGACTCGGCAGTTCATGAAGTTCCGAAATTAACTAAATCTACTTATGTAAATGAAATCATATTAACAGATAATCATCGACATGCGGCACTAGATGAAATTTTAAAACTGCTAAATGAAAGATATTGATATTTATATTTAAAAGGGAAACATCATGGATTATTCAGAAAACAAACCAATTTGGCCAGGTTCATCATCATTTACCGCTGGATCTACACCATTTGGTTTTTTTGATAATGATACAGTTTTTCAATCTCACGCAGATAAGTTTGCTAAAGCTGCAGCTCAACATTTAGGATATCCCATAATGGATGTTGAAATGCAAGCAATAAACTTTTATACTGCATTCGAAGCCGCTGCAATTGAATATTCAAATCAAGTTAATCAAGTTAATATTGTTAACAATTTAATGAATACATTAGGCGTTCAAACAGCATCTGCATTTTTAAGCGGCTCTAGTTTTACCGGCGCAGTTGTAGGAAATTCGTTTGGATATATTACAAAATTATCAAAAGCATATGGTAATGAAGCAGATAGCGGCGGAACACTGCGTTGGCATTCTGCATCAATACAAATGGTACCGGGTCAACAAACATATAGTCTACGAGCTGCAGTATCTAGTTCATTAGGTATTAATATAACAACATCATCAATTGAAGTAAAACGAGTACTTCATAATGCACCACCAGCAATTGTTAGATACTTTGACCCATTCGTAGGAACTGGTTTAGGTTCGCAACAACTTCTAGATGCATTTGATTTTGGTGGATTTTCTCCATCTGTATCATTCATGATGATGCCAATTAATGCAGACTTATTTAGATTGCAATCAATTGAATTTAATGACCAAATACGCAAATCTAGTTATTCATTTGAAATCCATGGCGATGATATAAAAATATGGCCAATTCCAACATCAGGCACCGGTTCTTCTTCAGCAACCCCATTCTTTTCTGAAGTTTGGTTTGATTTTGTTTTTGATGATGAAAAAACTAATGACGCACTTTTATTCGGCAATACAGCACTTTTAAACAATGTTGTAAGTGACGCATCAAATATACCATATAGATATCAAACCTACAGGAATATTAATGATATGGGGCGTGCGTGGATAATTAAATATGGTATTGCATTATCAAAAGAAATGTTAGGTTATATTCGCAATAAATATTCATCAGTGCCAATTCCAAATGGCGAAGTAACGCTCAATGGATCTGATTTAGTTACACAAGGACAAACAGAAAAAGAGACGTTGATAACGCAGCTTCGAGAATTTTTAGATAAAATGACAAAAGAACAAATGATGACACGACAAAATGCAGAAGCAACACAAATGCATGAAATGTTATCAAAAGTACCACTAAAAATATACGTTGGATAAGGAGATAAAATATGGCACTTTTTGGTGGAATACGAGATGCAAGATTTTTAGCTGCAATTAATTCCGAATTGATCAATGCTATCATTGATACTGAAATAGAATTCTATAAATTAATTGTAGAAAAAAGTGCATCTAATATGTATGGCGAATCTGAAAGTAAAGCATATTATGATTCTATTTTAATTCCATGTGTTATTACTAAAGAAGGCAAAACGGCAGGAATGGATGATTATGGTCATTCATATACACGAACTGCACAATTTGCAATATCTCGAGATATTTTAGAACGAGCATCATTTTATCCAGAAGTTGGTGATATTGTATTATGGGATAATGAATATTATGAACTAGATAATGTTGATGCAAATCAATATTTTGCTGGCAAGAATCCAGAAACATGGCCAAATGGCGATCAATTTGGTTATAGTGTATCAGTATTATGTGATGCACATGCAACAAGACAAACACCTACCGGTATTACTAATTTAAGAAGAGGCGGCAACAATGCATCACCTGCATATAAGAAATAAGGAAGTTAATGCCTAGATTAAATAGACAAAATATTGATAGAAAAACAAATAAACCAAACCCAATTCGTACAGAAGGAATTACAGAAGATTTATTATTGAATCGTGCCGAACAAACACGCAGAGATGATGATGTAATTCGAAGTGTTAAACGTACGATTTATGATATTGATTATGCAATAAAATGGTATATTGAAAACGAAATACAACCACAAATAATTGCAAATGAACAAAATTTATCAGTTCCGGTTATTTTTGCATCTGGCGAAAAATGGGATAGTGTTAGACGATTAGGCTATCTTCGAGATGAAAAAGGGATGTTACAATCTCCAATGATCATGTTAAAAAGAAATAGCGTTGCTGAACGAGATGAGCAACGAACATTGGATGTTAATAGACCAAATTCCGGAAATTCTATTGTATATAAAGGGAAATATAACGAACGTAATCGTTATGAAGATGAATTATTTCCTATACCAAAAAATGAACCACAATTATCACAAAAAATATATGTTGTTGATATTCCAAAATACGTAACTGTAGAATATGATATGATGTTGTGGTGTGATTTTACTACGCAGATAACATCATTAGTTGATCAAATTTTAACATATAATAGATTTTCGTGGGGTAATGAAGGAAATAAATTTCCCACATCAATGGGTTCAGTATCATTTGAAACTGTAAACTCAATCGGCGAAGATCGTTTAGTTCGAGCTACGATTCCAATTACAATTAATGCAACATTGTTAGCAGAACAAGAAACAAGAATTGATACAATAAAAAAAATGTATTCGGTTAAAAAAGTAGTATTCGATACCGTTGTCGATGTAGACTTTGGGATATTTACTACAACTACTATTCCGCAACAAATATTACAAGTTAAAAACTATGTAATGTCTGGAGGAATGGTATCTGTTTCAGGCGGCGGCTCATCTACTACATTAAATGCAGCTACAATGAATTATTTAGTTAATTTAATTGAGAAGGTTGGATTATATGTAAACGTTAATTCAATTACAATAAATGCACAAGCCGCAATCAATCCTGTAACATTACAGCCAGCTACAAAAGATGAATTTGATATTTATATCAACGGTCAATATGTGGATAAAGCAACATATACATGGACGCCTAGTGATGTAACAACACAAACAATTGTATTTAATTTAAATGAATTAGGATATCCTATCGAATCTACAGATGTAATTATAGTGAAAGGTAGGTGGGCATAATGGGAAGACAGTTTAAACCAGGACAATTACAGACCGGATCATTATATAATATATCTTCAAGTTATGCCGTAACTGCATCATATGCACTTAATAGTACCACAGGCGGCACATTTCCGTTTAGTGGCAGCGCTGTTATAACCGGTTCATTAGAAATCAAAAGTGATATAAATGACATTTTTATCATTAAAAAATTTAATGGCCAACCTGTATTAACGATATCACAAAGTGGCGTAATAGTTTTAGCAACACAGAGTGCAGAATTAACCGGACCGGCTCCGAATGGAGGAATGTATTTTACATCTGGTTCTTTTTTTATTGGTTTGGATTAGAAAATAAAACAATGTAATATTTATTATTAAAATAAAAGAAAATAAGGAATTGCCATGGCAGAATGGAAAAAGGTAGTAGTCTCGGGATCAGCCGCAATATTAAGTCAAGTTAATGTTGGTGCGAATCAACAAATTACAACATCACCAACAACAACATTATTATCTGGTTCGTTCTCAGGATCATTCCAAGGAAGTGGTGCTGGTTTAACGGGAGTAACGAATGCTACAACATTAGCATCATTGACTCAAGGCACTGGTATTACTGCGTTTACATTCAATGGAAGTACCGCACAAACCGTTGCATTGAAAAATGCCGGATCATTAAGTAATAACGTATTACAAAAATGGGATTCTAGTAACGGTCAATTGACTAATGCTAGTTTAACTGATAATGGTACAACTATTACTGGTACAACATCTATTCAATTAACTGGAGCTAGTTCAAATTTATCTGGATCATTCTCAGGTTCATTCCAAGGTAATGGTGCAGGATTGACAGGCGTTACAGCAACAGCAATTTTCCCTACCACTGCAAAAACAGATTTAGCAACTACCGATCAAATTTATATTAATGATGGTGCTAACAAATTTGTTACGTATGGTAACTTAGTAACAGACTTAGCAGGTTCTGGTGCAGGTACGAGTAACTTAACAACAACTGACACTGGCGACAGTTTAGCATTAACGGCTCAAGTAACAGTAACAGGTGTAACTGCATCATTATTTGGTACAGCAAGTTGGGCTAATAATGCAACAAATGCTACTACAGCAACAAATGCGAACAATGTAGCAGTAACCGACACCACATCTGGTACTGGTCCTTACTATGTAATGTTTGCCGATGGTACTACTGGTAACAGAGCAGTACGTGTTGATTCAGCGGCATTAACATTTAATGCTACTACAAACACATTAACAACAACAGCATCATATGCCGTTCAAGCACTGAGTGCATCATTTGCATCAACGGCTCCTTATTCGGGATTGACAGGTGTTCCTGCAGGAATTGTTTCTGGTTCATCTCTTTCTAGTCCGTCACAAGGTAGCGTAGTACTTACAACAAATGGTGTTGCAGGCTCGACAATCGATTTAGGATTACAAACAGGAGATTCTCCATCATTTGCTGGAGCTACATTAACTGGCAACTTAGCAATTAATAATGGTACGTCGACAGCAATTACAACTACTGGTACAACTGCTGCATTATTTAATACTACAGCAACAACAGTTAACGCATTTGGCGCTGCTACAACATTAAACATTGGTGCAGCAACAGGTAATACCACAGTTAATAATAATTTAATTGTAACTGGCGATTTTACCGTTAACGGTACAGCTTCGATTATTGATACAACCAATTTAAGTGTTGAAGATCGTTTCATTATATTGAATCATGGTTCAGGATCTGTATCGCCGACACAAGAAGGTGGTATTATTGTTGAAGGTACAACAGCAGGCTCGGGAAGTGCTTTCTATTATGATGGTGACACCGTTCTTCGTTGGGGTGTAGCGTTAGGAGTTGCAGAAGGTGCAATTTCTGTAGCAGCAAATAGTTTTGTTGTAACAGTTTCTGGATCAGCTGCTAATCCAACCGGCAATCCTACTTATGGTGGAGCTACTAATGGATTTGGTAACATGTATGTTAATACTTCAGACAGTTCAATTTGGATTTACGCATAATTTTTATTATATTAAAAATAAAACAAAGTTACAATGGGAATAATCAATAAACTATCAAATGCAATTTCAACCCCACCGGTAAATGAAAATCAACTATCTGCGGAAGAAATTGAATTTTTATTGAATGCATTGAAAACAACAACTATAATGGGCGAACAAGTTGAAATGTTTTATAACATGGTTGTTAAATTGCAAAATCAATACATAGAACAAACTAAATAATAAGTTATGGATATTTTTTCAATAGATTTAACTGTACCAGAAATTCAAACAATGCGTCAGTCTTTAGACCTTATAACTATTGCTGGCAAAGATGCACGCTTCTTAGCAAATCTTCAAACTAAATTAGAACACGAGTTAACGCAAATTTCTCATATGTTATCTGCAGAACAAACAAAAAAACAAGAAGATTTACAAAAAGCCATTGCTACGGATAAGAAACTTAAGTAATCATATTTATATTAAATAAGATTGTAGGCCTCCGGGAAGTAGGCACACACACGGCATAAGTGTATGTATCTAACCACAATCGACAAGGAAATATAATATGCCAAACTGGAAAAAAGTCATAGTATCAGGCTCTGATGCCTCGTTAAATTCATTAACGACCCCTGCGGGTACAATCAATAATCTTACCGCTTCGTATGCCATGACGGCATCGAATATTACACCAGTCATTTCAAATGATGCAGATACTCGAGTAGTAACTGCAAATGGTAATGGTACGTTAAATGCTGAATCACTCTTAACATTTGATGGTACTAAGTTAAGTATACTCTACCAATCAGGTGATGAAGGTGGAGAAATGTTACTTAGCAAACCAGTAACTAACACTACTATTGCAGGTAATGGTGTTACTTTTGATATCTATCAAAATAGACTTAGATTCTTTGAACAAGGCGGATCCGCCAGAGGATATTATTTAGATATAACGGCAGGTGGAGCTGGAGTATCTACAAATCTAGCAGGTATACAAGGAGCAACGGGTGCACAAGGAGTCCAAGGTCGTCAGGGTCTAACTGGTACGCAAGGTGTTACTGGTACGCAAGGCGCTGTCGGTACGCAAGGTGCTATCGGACCACAAGGTACCGTAGGCTCGCAAGGTACGACAGGTACGCAAGGTGTGGCCGGTAGTCAGGGAACCGTTGGCGCACAAGGCACAGTGGGTGCACAAGGCGTTACTGGTACGCAAGGCGCCGTTGGATCACAAGGTGTAACAGGTACGCAAGGTGCTGTCGGTACACAAGGTACGACGGGTACGCAAGGTGTTACGGGAACGCAAGGTGCTGTCGGTACGCAAGGAACACAAGGAGTTTTAGGTACGCAAGGTACCACGGGCGCACAAGGTGTCACGGGAACGCAGGGCGCAACGGGAACACAGGGAACCGTTGGTACGCAAGGTGCTACGGGAGCACAAGGAACTGTAGGAGCACAGGGTACAAATGGTACGCAGGGAACGACCGGTACTCAGGGAACTACGGGAGCACAAGGAGTTACAGGTTCGCAAGGTACAGCCGGAGCAACGGGAGCTCAAGGCACAACGGGTGCTCAAGGCACTGTTGGTACAACGGGAGCCCAGGGCACAACTGGTACGCAAGGAGCTGTAGGCTCGCAAGGTATTCAGGGTATTACGGGAACGCAAGGTACGACCGGTACCCAAGGTACTGATGGTTCGTTTGGTGGAGCGACATTTGATTATACATATGATACATCCACAACGGCAGCAGATCCTGGCACAGGTAAAGTTCGTTTAAACAACGCAACTGAAAATGTTC